TCTCGGCAGTAAATAATAAACCTTTCTTGGTAGCTATACCAGATTTATTTGCTGCCATTAACATTGATGTGGGGGGTTCTAATAATCCCTTGATCCCTGAGGGGATAAGTATTCTATGACCAGGTTGTAAAGCTATATGCCTTACGAAATTTTCACTAAAAGGGATATCCAAACTATATCCTTCACTATCTGCTTCATTCTTAGAATGAATATCTTCTGAAGTCAAGTTAGTTGGTACATAAAAATCTAACCCAGCATCATTTGGGTTTGCTCTGTTGGGAGATATTACCTCCCGTACTTTGATAAATCTAAAGCTGTTCATAATATATTACATTTATGTAAAAGTTGTCCAAAGGTTAATTTCTCAGGTCTGGAAACATGTACTCCCAATGAATTACACATTCTTAATACATCAGTAGAACCTTCCATACATAAACTAGCAAGTATATCACTTTGCTTCACTAGATAATTTGGGTTGTTAAAGTATACTTTGAACATAGCCCATATCATATCAATTTTTCCCATTGCATTCCTTATAAAGTTCTCTAATACGTTTTCTTGGTACTTCGAATTTCTCAACGGTTTTGGTAATAACTTCTTTTCTGTCTTTCCCTTTCCGAATCAAGCCTCGGATGTATTTCTTGATACCAACCGTGTCTTCTAATACATCCAAATCTTTGTATTGATTCTTCTGTTCTAATTCTTTCCTTGTAATGTTCAAGTTCTGGGACATCTTGAACGCACATAATTCTGAGTCTCCGCATAATTTACACTCTTTAGTGGATAAATCATACCCAATACCAAAGCATGGATCTCCGTTAGTACCTAATTGACTAACATCTATTGGTGTAAGTACATCATGTTTTGATAAATCAGGAAGTTGTTTCTTTTTCTTTGCCATCTCATTTTTCTTTATAAAGTACGAATAATTATATCCTTAGTATCTGCCTGAGTAAGAGACAGATAACTGTGTCCAATTGTATTTATAAATAGTTGACGAAGTTCTATTAACTGTACAGGATCTTTCTTAGTAGATCCTTCTTGAATAAACTTGAAAGCTAAGTCCTTAGAGTACTTGATTATAAAATAATAATCGCAGGAATCGGGACTATCCCGATTCCGTCTAATATCAGATATCCAGATCAGATCTCTATTGTTGAATACCTGATCAATAATGTTCTTCTCGTCCATAACAGAAAATTTAAATATACGTTTAATACTCTTCATCATTCTCATCGTATTTGTTACTGAATAATAAAATATATAGGATTGGAGCTAGTATAACTAAAATTATTATTGTGATTATCATGGGTTACAGATTTAAAGGTTTTCTTAATAATACCCAGCAATAAATGCCAGCAGCAGAGATTTGAATTATTTCCCATCCTTCTGAAAGGAGATCAATTAATTTGGGATCATCCTCATCTCTGATACATATAAGTTTCTCTTTCATAATTTATTGCTGGTTAATACTGTTACATTTTGATATTTGCAGTGAGGACAAGTCCAATCTTTTAAATGCCAAGATCCTTTGAGATCTTTTAAATCTTTCTTTCGGAATCTCCTACCGCAATTGTGACATGTAAAATCGTAAGATTCTTTATTCGTAAACTTGAGAATAAATATTAGGATTATGAATAAAGAGATTGTTATTAGTGTTATTGTAATATTCATAATGTATTATTTATAGGTATATGCCTCTATGCTTTTATTGTAATCTTCTTTTCCTCCTTCGGAGAAAAAGTAAATACTCATAGTACTTCTAGTCAAATCTTAATAAGGCTATGGTTAGGATGTTTCTTCCATAGCTTGTCTAACAATATTACTTTCAATTCTTGTCTCTGATAATATTGTTTCCTATGCTTACCATGCCTATCTAAATAATTCCCGGGATAATGGAGATCATCAAGGTAAACTTTCTTTTTCGATTTATCGGTTCTTACCAAACGACCAAGGAACTGAATTGATTTTTCTTGGCTATCCATACTGGCAGCATTAAGCAAGTACTTTAACTTAAGAAAGTTTTTGCCTCGAGCAATGATTGTAGTTGACACCAGGATATCTATTTTACCTTCTCTAAAATCGCTCATGATTTGTTTCCTTAATTTTGATTTAGTATTAACATGAACATAGGCAATATTATAGGCATCACCCAGTTTCTTTTTAAAGAACTTATATAGATTTTCACAATGTGCAATATGCTTGCATACTACGAGAGCAGGATATCTACCCTGATTAAGGTTCCATTGTAATCGAGAATAAGCCATTCTCTTGGCATATTTATTAAAAGTAATTGAATCATCATAGATCTCTTTATAGGATATATGGTTAGATTCCCAATTCCCATACCAAGGTTTACCTGGTACCATCTTTACGATAGTTTTAGTTGAGTAACCTTTCTTAATAGAATCCTTGAGTTTAAATTCGGCAAGTACTTCACCAAAGAAACATTCAAGGTTCATATTCTTAACTCTATCCTTAGCAAGCTTACTCATATAAATGGTACCAGATAACCCTATACGAACTCTGGTATTAAATAACCGAGTGATTACATTCTGATATTGTTTACTACCCCCCTGATCAGCCTCATCTACAAGTACCATGTCTATCTGAGATAATTCCTTTTGATAGAATCTCATATTCCTTGAGATAGATTGAACCATACCTATAGTAAAGTTAGACCAGTTTAAAACCTTACCTTGAACAAAGGTAATATCCTCTCCCGGAAGATATTGCTTAAATTCTTCTCTAGCTTGATTTAACCAATCGGAATCATTAGTTATTAACAAGGTCTTTAACTGTTTCTTATATGATAAATATAAAGACGTCATGATCAAAGTCTTACCTGCATTAACAGTATAATCTAATACCCCAATATGGAAAGGTAAATCACCCACTTTATTTTTAATAACAGATTTAACAGCCTTCTCTTGTTCGGGTCTTAATTTATAGTTACCTATATTCGTAACTACTCTACTAACTTTAGGTAAAGGTTGACGCATATCTACAACTTTAGGTTTAATCCCCATCTCAATACACATATCGTATACTTTGGGAAGTAAACCTATTTTAAATTGCCCAGTCTTGGTGATGTAGTGAATCTTACCATCCCAATTCTGCATACCCCTTTGCCTTGTTCTTAAATAGAAGGCATTTGGATGTCGAATAGCAAACTCATTATAGAGTTTCTGTGCATACTTGAGAGGTATATCAAGTTCACACATATTACCATTCTGAATAATAATTTTGCTCATCTTAATTTTTTATTCGATCCCAGAGACTACCCTCTACCCGAGGTTCATCTTCTAAAGATTGTTTACCTTTATTTTTATATAAGTACTTATTGTATCTCTCTATTGCTTTCTCATTATACATTTGATTGGGTTCTGGTAAACCATTACACCAAGCAAGTGACTCAAATTGAGCATCTATGAATTTCGTATAACCCCAGCCCCTTTCATCTAAGAAAGTTTTTAACCTTAAGAAGTGAATTAATTTCTCAGGATTATCTACACCATCATAAATACCAGTAGCCGAAGCCACTTTTTTAAAGTAATAATCCTTAATCCTTATCACCTCTTCAAATTCGGATCTATTTAATGAAGATAATTCGATCTCGGCATCTATCTGATTGGTGATGTTCTCTTGCATAGATAATAACCTTTGCATAATATTCCGATAATCAGTCATCCTCTTTAATCCGGTCTCTATGTATTTGATAAAACCTTCCCGAGTATCAAATTTAAAATCTTCACAGAAGGTATTACATATCTCTGCAAGCTTTTTACAATTTGCCCATTCTCGAGAATTACTTTCGTTTATTTTACGAACCCCTCTATGCTTTAATTTTATACGGATTGCATATAAAATATCAGCAACAAGGGCAGCATCACCCTTAGATGCTAGTAATAGGTTATTAACTCGCTTAGTATTCTTATGGTTAGAAACTAAGACTGCTCTATGATTTATTGCCTCCTTTCGAGCAATAACAAAAAAAGCCTCAACTGGGAAATTATCTACCTCTAAGGTATTTAATATTTCCTCAAATTGAGACTTAGTAATATGGATAGATGGGGAGCGTTTAGTATTCATAGTGCTGAGGGTTATTAAGTACTCTATTAATGGTATTTGGGTGTAATAATAAGATACGGCTTAAACTTCTTTTATTATACCCTAACTGATATAAATATCTAATGCAAATATAAACTTCTTTAGTAACTACGGACCTGGGAGATTTAGAACCTCTTTTACCATATAGATTATTCTTTTTACCATATCTTGGTTTTGGTAAAAAGAAGTTTCCATTACGTATACAGTCATGAGTATTCATTTTAGGAGTACCCCATCTTAAATTGGACAGCTTATTGTTTAAAGGGTCATCATCTAAATGTCTAACTATATGATACTCATTGGGGTTAGGATTAGGAACCCAAGCTAAAGCTAATAATCTATGCAATGGCCAATTTTTTCCTCGAATGGTAAGTCTTAACCTACCTCTATTTATCTTAGGGATTATTTCATACCAAATCCCCTTTTCTTTCAAAAATACTCTACCCGAACGAGTAATTAAAGAATCTAATATACCCGGAATGGGTTTAACAACTTTAGGTATATTATATTTTAATACCTTAGTTCGATTTTTTATGTTCATATCTAAAAATTTAAGTTATATAATATAATAGGAACTCCCTATTTCAATGAGTTTCGGATAGCAACTAATTCTTGATAACTTTGGTACCGAGTATTATATACTAATCTCATAACAGAAGTTTTCCCCAAATCATTGCAATCGTTCCCCTCTGGCAAAAATATAACCTTTACTTTTTTATAATTTACTAATTTGAAAGCCAGGTTAATGGCATATTTTTTTGCATCGGGGTCTAATAGTATAACATATCTTTCACAAGGAGCTTTAAGTAATTCGTTTATCTGATACTTAGATATAGCTTTACCCATTGTGGCAATTGCTCTATCTCCCATGGTAAGAGCATTAAGTGCTCCTTCACAAATGAATACCGACCGATACATTTCCAACGCATCATGATTAAAGATGAGAAATTGTTTTCCCAACCCAGTGATGTCTTTGTCTGGGTTATTATATCTGGGTCCTTTGCCGATAACATTTCTGGCATTGTAGTATCTAAGTTGCCCCCGATAATAAAAGGGGATAATGAGATATCCATAGGTTGAGCCTTTTGTACCATAACCGATGCCATACCTTGAAAAATCTTCGATGTTAAAGCCACGTTTCTTGACATATCCTCGAATACTTTTTGCAAGTTGGCTATTTCCGAGTGAAATATTTCTAAAGCCTTCGGGGAGATATATCGGCTTGCTTTCGGCAAGTTCGATTTTCTCTTCTTTAAATTGAAGTTCATCAAATTGTCCATTGTTCAAAAAGTTAATTAGTTCATGATATTCTGTGAATCCCTCTATGTCCATTATTAATTGAGCAGGGGAAGGATGGGCATTACACCTGAAACAATTTGTTCGATACATAGAGAGATTAACTCCCAATTTCTCTTCTCTACCACAATAGGGGCAAATAGGTATACGCATCCATCCATGCCTATAATCTCTTCCCCCTAATCGTTTAATGAAATATGTCCTTAATCTGGATTTAAACTGATTGGTTATTTTCATGGTTTCTTATGAATTCATCGACTACTTTCCTTAGTTTCTTTAAGTCTTCTATATCTAAGTTATTGATAACGATAGTTTGCCAACCGTTATGGGATATCTCTAAAGCAAATAATCCATCCCATCTATCTTTTACTATTTTTATCTTCTTTGTTTTCATATCTAAATATCTCCACTATTATTAGCCCTCTTTTTAGGATCGGCATCTGGGTTAGTACTCTTCTTAAATTGTTCATCTAACTTGGCTCCATAGATTTTATCATAATTCTCTCTTTCGTCTCGAGTGAATTCTTTACATCTTTGACGTTCAACATCGCATTTAAATAAAGCCCTACCTGAGGGTAAACCATCTCTCTGTACAACTAATTCAACTCTTAGTATGTCATCTTGTTCTTCTTGAGCAGTAGAATTAAGACCAAAAATAGTTTGAGCATTTCTAACAATTGCAATAGAACCAGATATATCATTTTCATCATATCTAGTAGCCCTATGTTTCTTACCCTCTCTTGTAATGTGGTGAGCAGTCCATACAATGTCTAGATTAAGTTCTTCCGCAAGATTTTGTAAATCGATATACACGTTGGATATACGATCGAAATCTTCTTTATCTCTGGCAATAGATGCTAACTTACCAGCATAATCGACAAATAAAATCTTAATATCTATCCCCTGATTTCTAAACTTGATTATCTTATCCCTTATATAATTACAATCAGTAATCATAGCAGGTACTCTTTCAACTATTAATTCAACGCCAAATCTTGCAAGTTTTCTAAGGTGTTTAGATTCAAGCTTATCATACTCCCCAGAATATAACTCTTTCTTTGTTTTATTAATGGATGACTGAATGAATCTATCGAGGATCTGATCTTTACCGTTTTCTGTATCTACATAATAAACCGATTTCCCCATTCTTAAGTAACCTCTTGCAAGGTTTACCATAAAGAATGTTTTCTTTGCCTTAGGTTTATCTAAGATCACATTAACCGAATGTTCAGGATATCCTCCGGCATTAGTTAAAGCATTCATTTGCCTAAATGGGCAAGGTATTACTGAAGGTTCTGATTGCCTTTTAAATTGTCTTTCCACTATATCCCGAATCATATATGCAGGTTCATCTTCTTTCTTAGGTTTACTTTTCTGAAGAATCTTCTCAATCTTACGAGAGTACTCTTCATATTGATCAAAGTTATCCAGATCGAAAGAATCATTTAAGTTCTTCATCTCAACATAAGTTGAAAACTGATAGATCTTTTCCTTTATATAATCTGCATCCGATAATGGTAAGTGATAAAGATTACTGATCACTTTGTCGATATTTGGTATGTCATCTTTAGTTACTAAATCGGCATACTGTTTACCTTCTAGCAATTCTTTAATAACCTCCTTTAGAACATTCTCAGAAGGTATTCTGTTTTGCTTTTTATAATACTTAATTATGCCCTCACATATAATAGAATGCTCTATAAGTACCAGATAATTTGGTTTAATCCTTTTAAGGATTAGCCCTCCTTCCTTATCTTTAATAATATACCTTAGAATCTCTAACTGAAATTCTGGGCTAAATGTAAATTTGGTTTTACTTTTGTTTCTCATAATCATATTGCAATATTTATAAGCTAATAGATATTCGTAGTTTCATGTTTGTACTGAATGTATCAGTTATCAAGAACTATACCATCCTCTACCATGACGTCAGAAAATATAAGTATTATTATTTTATATAAAATATTATTCTTATATTTGCATAAACGAAAACTTAAAATCACATGAGAAGTAGAGGTAATAACGGATCAGAATTGCATAGATTAAAGACCATGCAAGAGAATTATGATCAACAGATGTTTCTAAGGTTATATAAGGTGTGCAAACCAGTAATTAGAAATCTCACTAAGCAAATTGATTACAAAAGGTATAATCTTACTCCGGACATTATATCTTCTTATTTCTGGGATAAGATGTTATATGTATTCAACAAATACTATGGTACTTGTTCGGAAGAACATTTAAAAGCAAGGATCCTTGCTTCACTAAGTACCTTTAAAAATAAATTACTCCGTTCTGCCTATGGAGAACAAGCAGAATACAATCAATCCCTGTTTAAGTTAGATAATTTATTCGATAATGATAAAGAATTAGAAGATGACAGTGAAGAAGAGAAAGCTAAATCAGAAATGCTAGATATGATGTATGATTATATGAAAGAACACTTATCGATGGATGCCTATATGATATTTGAAGTATTACTTACTCCTCCCCCCTATATTAAAGAAAGGATTAAAGATAGTGGAAGGATTACTAACTTGTTATTAGTAGAATTCTTTGATATGCCTAAAACTAACTCTTCAGTTAAATACATATCAGAATTAAGATCCGATATTCAATATTGGGAAGATAGAGCTAAAGAAGAACTTAAGTATTAACACACAAAAAAGAAGGGGATATTTCCCAACATCCCCTTCTCCCTAACACATGAGTTTTAAGCTAAAAATAAAATGCGCAACATCAAAAAGTTTTTCAATTTTATTATAGTTTTATGATATAAGCTAGTATGTAATATCCTGGTTCTATATTTATAGAATTCTGAGCAGAATTATTGACTTCTGAAGTAGATTCGAGATATCTTGCCCAAACTGGATTATCCATGGATCTATTTTTGGGATTTACAGCTTGACCTATATTTTCATATTTAACATTACCCGGACCACCACCATCGGGAGCATGATCAAGAAGGAAATAATCTCGGTATGGGTGAGTATGTTTAGGTAATTGATTAGAGTTAAGAGTAATCTTACCCTCAGAGTTACCTCCAGTTTCCCCAATAGTGCCATTACCAGGTCCCCATCCTTTAACGAACCTTCCGATAAGGTTAGGTCTACCGTCTATACCATCACATAAAGCCCAACCTTCTGGAGGAGTAGTACCTGACCAAAGCATAATGGCTCCTTGAGGTATAATCTTAGCAGATTGATCTATACTTCCCTTATAAGATTCGAATAAGTAATCAATGTACTGTTTAATGTTTTCATAATCATTGGGGATACCAGACAATAAATTCTCTAATCTCTTTACTGATTTGTTAACCAATCCCCTATAAGCAGAAGTAAAGGGTAAAGGCTGTGGGAATACTCCACCATAGGGAACTATAGAATAATCCTCTACGGTGTTAGTGTTAGTATCGGTACCTGAGCCATAGATTCCAATAAGTACCATAGAATCTTTAGAGTTCTTATATCTAGTACAGTTTGCCTCTACTTGCTTAAGCAAGTAAGTAAAATTCATTTGAGAATTTATATAGGGGTCTCTCCCATTAATATCCCATTCATGAGCATTATCAGCTATGGGGTAATAGGGGTTAAGTGACTTCTTGTATAAGGTATACAAAGATTCATTACCTTCTGACCAATATGCTACAAAGTTAACTGGGTTTTCAATTGGCTCAGTAACTTCATCATGTACTGCAAAGAGAAATACATCATCAGTTACACCCTTATTTCCCTCAATGGGTATATTACCTATTTCTTTTTCGTCTGAAATAAATATATACCCATCTCTTGAAATACATCCGAACCATATATCGGGTAATTCTCCATCATTCACATTTTTCTTAATATACCTAGCATTAATACGATCGAGTATATCATTCTTGAAGAAAGAATCATCATTACCTTGTGATTGTACCTTGAGAGTATTACCGTCTACAGTAACAGAACCAAATCCACAGAAAGGGCCTGCCCCAATCGGGCAAGCTATACCTTCTGCTACATCCTTAGATTTAATAAGGCTTTCGAATTGAAAATAGGTTTTCATATACTTTTGTTTTCTTTGTGAATTTTAACTTGATTTCTGATATCGGAAAAGGCTTCCCCGAAGTCTTTGAATTTAAAGGTTATAAGTAACCATAGTAATTTCCAAATACTATACTTCTTATCAATTCCATGTAAGGTACAGACTATAAATAGAATCCAACTCAAAGCAATAACAAAGTATCATTACCGATATGGCTACAATTATAGGATCCAAGCCATAGGGTTCTCCTATGGCTTTTCCCAGTACTGCTCCCAGAGATATATAACAGATATAATCTATTATCTTATTGAGAGTTCTTCTACCAGCTCTGGACTTCCTTACATTTACATTCAAATACTTAGAAGCTCTTATCCCAAACCATAAATCCGAAACTATTAACATGAACCCTAATAGGATCATCCATCTTAAATCGAAAACGATCTGGGTACATTCTACGAAAATTGTAGTAAATAAAGTTTTTGCAAGTGAATCCATAGCGTGAGAGGTTATTACTGTATTATATTCCATTGTTGACTTTCTCCTGTATTAATATTAACTTGTTTATTTTCCAAATCTGAAGCTTCCCAGATAATTTCTACAGGAGTTACCTGGAATTCTATACCTACCTGATAAGTAACTTTTACATCCTTCTTATTAGCTGCCATAAAGGTATACTCTCCGGCTTTTGAAGTTTCGAAGGTATACGGAGAAGGATGTAATTCCTCTGACCCCTCTAACTGTATACTGGTATCAAAGTTATCATGGTTAGAAGTACAGGTTATTATGGTACTTACAGAATCTACCTCTGGAGTAAGAGTATCCATCTCTTTAGAAGCTTTAATCTCTACAGTCAATGGGAAATCTTTTACAGTCAACTTAGCTGATATTAAGAAGTATTCCGAGAAGAAAATATACTTACCAGCTTCTTTTAATTCGATAATCTCTCCAGTGTTTACTTTATAGGTTTCTCCTGTTTGATCACAGGTTACTGTATTATTCTCCCCCATATCGAAGTTTGCCCTTAGTTCAAACCTTGCTACTGATTTATTATCGATTAACTGATAACTAGCTTCGGATTTATCAACGGGATCCAATCCCAAATCATTGTTGAAATAATCTGGTGTCCAAGGAGAAGTACCATCTGGGTTAGTTTCCTTTACATTCTCTGGTTCAATGTATAGGTTATACTTAAGAGGCCTTACATAGGGGTTAACTTCCCAAATTACAAATACTTCTGGATCTCCTTTACATACTGCCTTGTATTCTCCGGTATTTATACAAGTGAAAGTATAAGTGAATTTAGTATACTGATCATCTTCAGCTTTTTCCATTGTAATAGTATCAATTAGCATACCATTCCAGTATATATCTAATTGATTATTTATATACTTACTGTCATCTTCTTTTGGAGAAACTAGAAGAGTTAAATCAGCATAAGCTTCTTCCTTGGCATTCAGTTCCAAAGTATCTGGGCCTTGCAAAGTATACTGATAGTAAGTGGATATTTGAGTTACCAAGAATTTACCGAGATTACCGCTTTGAGTTGTATCCAGAGTACAGATGAAAGTAAATAACCTAAAGGAATCGGCTGTAAAAATATCCCCATTATTATACACCCTACCAGGATTACCCTGCTCATAACATTGTAGATCTGGAGTACCGTATAAATCTGAGATAGTTAGCTTAGTCTGGGCTTTAGCTAGATCTTGGATATCTACTCTAGCAGCTTCTGGATTGCATACTACAGTATATAGATTCTCTTGTTTTGAAACAATAACTGTAACCATATAGTTTGAATGGTCTACTATCTCAAAAATGTAAGATCCAGGTTCTGAGAATGACCAAGATTGTCCAGAGGGCTTAGTTTCTTCTGTACCTTTCCTTCTCACTACTAATTCAGTTTCTGTACCACCTTGGACTACAGAGGCCTTTATTACAGTAGAAGGATTTAAGTTTTCTGGAGTAATCCTAAGAGTTTTAGGATCAGCAGAAATTCTATAAGTAGGTAAATTACTACCAGAACCTACTACGATGGAAGTAATTATCTCAGGATTAGCCACACTTCTAAAATAATAGATACCTGGAACTGTGGCAATATAAATACTTTCGTTATCATGCCTTTTGTATCCCCATAGGTTATCAGGATCGGATTCTTCTTTTTTATACATTACCTGATACCTTAAATCTGCTTCTGGCCAATCAGAAGTTACAGTAACTCTAATGGGTACTTTATTATTAGATCCCAGTATAATAGAATTAACCTTGGGATCTACAAATTCAGCAAATATAGTATACTCATCGATAAATCTAAACCCATAATCTACGATGGTAGCAGATACATTGAAAGGTTTAAACCTATTGATGATATTCTCTACTCCCTTTCTAAAAGAGAAAAATCCACTTTGGTATTTATCAGTATATGGATGACCAGTAACTTTAAACTTTACTGGTATACATTGGGTACACTGAAAAGAGTTATCAAAAGTACCCTTATCGAAATACACTGCTTGATCAAATCTTGGTTTAGATTCTTCTGGATTAATCCAACCATTATAATCTTCTTCTTTAGTAGGGTCATACATTTCGCATCGGATACCATACATTCGGAAGATTATCTCGAAAAAGCTTTGACTACCTCGGATTTTTAAAAGGGATATAGAATACCCTAATAATCTTCTTACTTGTTCTGAAGTTAACGAGAAAGGTCCAGACTTCGGTATAATCCAAGTTCTGGATAACATTTCTAATTCTGAGTCACCTAAGAGGCCATTGAAATTAGTTCTCCATGCCTCTTCATCTATATGATTGCCTATGGCAAAGGGCATTTGTCCCAATAATTCCCAGAAATATACTAGATACATGTCTGGAGTTTTATCGAGATCTTGGATTTCTAGTAACTTAGTAGTATCGGAATATATTTCATTCCCAAAGTAATCTCCACAGATATCTAGAAACCTTTGTAAAATGCCCTTTCCATCTACCTTATACGTATCGGAATCCTTGAAGTAATAAGGTAGCATGTCTATGAGATTCTTGAAATCGATCATATTAGATAGTTTCTTTTACGGTTAATGTAAGCTGTGAATTACTACTGAATACTGGGATATTAAACCCAGGATCTTCATAATCCATATTTGGTTCTGAAATAGTTATAGAATACCTAAATCCACTCTGATAACCATTATCTGCTACACCAAATGAGAAAGTTACATCATTGTCTGCATCTTGGTAAGTAGAAGAATTGCCCACTCTACCAGTACTATCAAACCCTCCTTTTGCAGCTCTAATTCTAAACTCGATATTATTAGAGAAGGTAATAAAATAAGTATTAGAACCAGTTGCTTTCTCTAACTTAAAGTTATTGATAAGTAATTCTCGATTGCCATAGATAGTATTAGGCCAAGGCTTAGTATAGAATTTTTTAATATGGAGATAATCTACCATTGAGCAATTATCTATGAGAGCATATATATCGGAGATTCTAACACTTCCTCCTATGGTTGATTTCTCTGGAGAATAAGCATTATACAGAGCCGTGAGTATCTGTTGTTGAATCTCTGCCGTTTTATAGGATTTCTTACCAGTTACCTCAATATCTAAAATAATTTGTACAGTACCAGCAGTCTTAACTTGAAGCCAAGTAGATAAGGGGGATCTTTGGGATAATAGGTTATATACTTTATCTATCCTGGCATCTCCTGCAGAACTACCATTATCTGGATTTATATATACCGTGAGTTTTCTACTGCATTCATAGTCTACAGCAGCTTTGTTAACTCCTTCTACAGTCATTGCTAAATCAGCAAAATCTTGAGCAGTAATGGCTACTCCCAAAGTCTTAACACTAAGGGGTATATGTTCTTTAATCATTTGAAAGTTCTCATAGTTTGATCCTCCTGCTGCAGCATAAGTATTACTTACTGTAGCATCAGAAATTACTCCAGAAATAACTGCCGGTACTGTAGTAATAGAACCAGAGCCTATGTTACCATTGTACCCCTTAGTAAGGTAGAAGATTACCTCTGTAATCCTATCCCCCGCATTGGGTTTAGCTCCATATAAACCATCCCCAAAATGTAAATAAGGGTTAAGAGCAGAATCCACAGATACCATAAAATGCTTATCTTTAGGTTTTGAATAAGCAAAGGTATCCACTAATACCCAAGTTTCTCCACCTATTTTTAAACTCATGGTACCATGTTCATAGTATTTACCATTAGGCAAAGTACCCAGAGTAATTATTACTCGATCATCTGTAGGTATAATAATACCATTCAATCGAGAATTACTGTATATTTCATGTTGAACAAGGGGAACTTTACAAGTAGTAGTATTAGGCCACCAAGTTACATCTCGAGAAGACATCCAAACATTTCCAGAGTTATCTGTAAATACAGTACCTGCAGGTATAAGGATATTAGCACCAATATTTTCACTCGTAATAGATCTAGTTAGAGTTACATCTACTGAAGCTGCAATGGCAGACTTAGTGTTATAATCTACTAACTTACCCTGCTTTACCACCGAATCATACTTTCTAGCAGTAGGTAAAAAAGTTTCCCTTGCTACATTATCGATATAATAATGTAGTACTTCTGCGATGGCTGCAAACAATGAAAGGATAATAATGAGGATATTCCCCTCTGAGTAATCAGTAATGAGGATATCTCCATTCTTATCCTTGATGTTTGTTAGCCCCTCTATCAACTTAGATTTAATTTGCTGATAGGACCTTTGATAAGGATTTAGCCATTTGTTAGTGATTCCCATATCAATAATTATTAAGTGAATTATTTAATCGGTCATAGGCAATGCCCAGGTACTGGCTAGTGTTAGAACCATTAATTTTATAAGCAACATCAATGTTTACTTTCGAACCAACTCTTATTACCGTTATTTTTTCAAAGGTAATCCTCTGTTCCCAAGTACCTATGGCATCCTTAATGAACTCTTTAATTATGAAGGAAAGGGCTTGTGAATTTGGCTCTTCGATACATTCCCATAGTCGATTACCGAAGTTTTCTTGTCTGAATCTTTGCCCTATTAAATAATATAGGATAGAGGAAATGTTATTTCTAACCAAATCGAAATCCCCATTAACTGGATAAATCCCAGTAAGACCTGATTCATTTTTAGTTATGGTAAAAGGGAATAGAATACCCTTACCAACTATACCGGTGTAATAATTATTCTCCATTAGTGTATGAATTTAGGGTTTTCATAATCTTCTTGTTTATACTGGGTAAAAGGTTGAGAAGCTTGAGTAGGTGTAGGCCCAGTACTGGCAGGCCCCGAAGTAACTCCTGTATGGACATGAGTATTGAACAAGTTTCTCAAGTTCTCAAGTTCTTTAACAGTTTGGTTTAGTTTCTCTGTTAGCTTAGCAATAATTACCATCCCCTCATTAGTACCATGGTTCATAATGATAGAATCTCCAGCTACTATATTAACATCCCTTTCAGAATGAATTATAGAGTTACCCTTATTAGATACTATCACATCACCATTAAAGTACAAATTCAGAGTTCCAGAATCATCATCTAATACTATAACATTGCCTTCTGGAGTAACTATACCACATTTGTTGGGTCCATCTAATGGAGAGGGTATTTGTTCTATTCCCCAACCATGATATTCCCATAGAGGTTTAGTAGGATCCCCAAATTCGAAAGTAACAAATACTATATCACCTATCTTTGGGGCTAAGTATTTAAACCCAGTCTGAGTAGACCCATGTTGACCTTTGGGTAAAGCCCAAGTCATAATTCCACTCATTACTTCTGGGACCATTACTTTAAGCCGATTCATATGTTTCTCTTCATCAATATTATTAACTACGATAGCTCTATAAGTACCGTAATATCTTTGAAGACCTTCTAAACCTTGTTCTGTTATTACCTTTGCAGTTTCAAATCCCATAGCTATTTCTTATTTTCTTGGTTTTTTTGAAGAAGTTTTCGAGCAGCATCTAGATAGTTATATCGATCTTTATACTTATCTACATATTTCTTAGGAGCTTCTCTAACTTGTACTTTCTGATCTAAAACTACTCCATTACTAGTAACAGTTTCAGTAGTAACTACTGTACCCATGGTACTTTTTACGGGATCATCTGCATAAGCTTCATTCCAAGCTCTAACATTAGATACCTGATCACCGACAGTTTTAGCTCCTGCAAATTTATTTCCTTTACTTTTATCTGCAAGCTGAGTAGAGTAGTAGGTTACTTCTTGTTCGGTAAAATTAACCTGAACTCCAGTTTCACCATTGTTGTTATCTAGATCTTTACCGAGAGAAGTAGTAGCATTCTTCTTTTGGCCATTTGCCATCATATCCTTAGTATTAAGAGTTGCCTTAGTAGTAGAACTACCACTCTTAGCTCCATTCTTAACAAGTTCTAATTGACAAGTATATCCATTACCTGCATCCATCATGTGAGTACACTTTTTGATATACCAGGCTCCTGACCATTTTCTACCGATATTATCAATTATCAGTATCTGAGAGGATTCTAGAGAAGGTCTACCCACTACTACCATCTGACATTCTTGTTTCCTCTCAGTATATTTTAAACCATTATTAGCAGCAGATTGCATAGCTTTAGCCCAATTCTTAGCTCCCCCAAACCTATTGAATAAGTTGTGATAAAGTTTATAAATTGGTACATTATAAGCCACTTTCTTAAGCCTTCGGATTTTTACTTTTGCTTGAACAATCTTTCTTTCGAATTTTGAACCTTGTTCAATTTCACCTGCAGCATTAGTAGTAGTTTCTATACTAAGCGAATTAGGAACTACCTTAATCATAGGATCCTTCTCTAAAGCAGCCATACCTCTTTGAACACTGGGATTTTTACTACCATCAGTTCCAAAAGCTACTTCATCAGAAATATCTCCAGTAGGGTCGAATGCTCGTGGATCTACCACTTCTTCAGCCATGTATTCCATTTTCTGATCACCCACAAATAGGTATTTACTACCATTCAATGCCTCTTTAATATCAGCTTCTGGATCTTTACCAGATTTTTTAGCCCTATCCAAAGCCTGAGTAATGGCATCTTGTTTATTACTGGGTATTTGCTTAACAGCAGTATCAATGGCTTTACTCAAATCTTCATTACTGAGATTATTTATTGCAGCTTCTTTACCAGATTTATAAGCTGCTGCAGGACCTTCAGATTCGAATTCTTTTAAAGAACTATTGAACTTCATTTGCTTTTGCTTAGCTGCCCAGAAATCAGTATTCTTAGCCTTATACTCAAAATAAGGGGTATCAGTAGGAGCACTTCTATAATCCTCAAACTCATTACTGGCATAATTAGATACCTGAGTATTATCTACTGACTGAATATAAGGGTTTTCTTGTTTAGGGTCGGGTTCCTTTATTTCGGAAGTACCTACTACTAGATCCTTACCTTCTGGGTCTATAGTTTGAGTTAATTGGAACTTTACCTTCTTGGTAACTTCTCGAGTAGTAAAGGATATACTTAATACCTCTCCATTCTCTTGTTGATAGGCATAATGATAATAGGGTTCTTCATTAAACTTTCTGTTATGTATGTATATAACTCCATCTCTTGAATCTACATACCATGGACCATTAGGATATGCTGAGAACTTTTGTTCCAATTGGATTAACACATTATTACCGGCTAATCCAAAATCATCATCCAAGAGTTCTTTTATATCATCAGGCATAGCTACTTGAGCTACTCCACTAAAAGAGTTAGCATAGAGTATCTTTCCAGATGATTTTTGATTATCATAAGTAGGCACCTGTAGTGACTCGTATACTTTATTACTTATAATTTGTTTAGCCATTACTGAAATAACTCTATGATTACACCGGTGTTATTATTGCATCCCTCTTCTATAAACTTAGAGAATTTATATTGAGGCAAATCAGAGTAAGTGTAAGGGGGTTGGAATCTCAAATCCCCAACCGAATCTATACACTTTATAGTTACATGAGTACCTGTAGAATCGAAAATACAATCGAAATCCCTAATCTTAATGGTTTTAATAGGCCCAGAAATAAATTGCCCGTCTGGGTATACGTATCCCCATTGAAGAAAGATAACAGAGCCCTCTTGTAATTCGGTTATATCTACAGTATCTGGATCTCCAGTATCAAATACTAAAGTAGCCAGATTTTCTTTTTCCTCATCATACATATAAGTAAATTTACTTATATACGCTCCAAGAGGTATACCAGTAATGGTATTCATTACCGGCATACCCAGGGAATCGAACAAAGCCAAGTAAGGCATGGCTGTTCCATTATATAATATAGGCTGGTTTACTTTAGTTGCCATACATTGGAATCCTTAAAAGTTTACCTGGAACTACTTCGGTAAATGGGTCGATGATCTGATTAGCTTCAGCTATTAAATACCACTTACCCGAATCACCATAAACAGCAAAGGCAATGTTCTGAAGTGTTTCGCCTTCTTTGATTGTATGCTGTTTATCCTTTGAAGTATAGGGAACTAACGGGGGATCAGTCTCTAAAGAGTATTCTCCATCCCTATATTTCAATACATAGGCCGAATCATAGGGACTAGCTCCAGTTAAGTACTGATTTAAATTTATCATATCTGAATACCTTTCGTTTTCTTTAAGTCCTCTTCAGTAACAAAATCCTGATAGGATAAGTTGTATGAACTAACCCTCTTAAATACCAACTCTTGAGTAGCAGTGCTTGGAGTTAATCCCAAACTCATTATCTCTTGAGAAGGTTTACCATTAGAGTCTCTCTTTCGGTAAGCATTCCTAAAGTTTGATAAGGAATAGGTTGCCGAAGTGAGTATGTACTTATGATTAATAAAGATACCCGAATTACCCCATTGGATCATTAAGATTGGGGGACCTGCTTGATACCCATTGGATTTAGTCCAGGATTCTAATAATCTACATTTGAATAATACCTCATTCGGATTTTCTGGATCATTGCAGAACCAAGATACATTGAATTGAATTATATCTTCGGATCCTGTAAAGTGGTACATGGGAGTATTCCTACCCATAGACTTAATTGTAGCTAAGGTAGATTCTCCTCGGAAATCCAGAGAAGGAGGTCTATTCTGTAGTATGATATATTGATAGGGTGATTTAGATAAGTTATAAATGATCACTTGATTATCTCCGGGATTCCTATCTACTTCATTTACAAAGAAAGCAGTTTTCTTTTCTGAAGCCGATTGACCCTTTGCTGGATCTGGACCATCTTCTACTTTTACCAAGCTAGTCAATTCATGTTTTAAGATTAACCTATATTGACCCTGTAGCCGTTCATTTATCTTAGGTTGTTTAGAAGAAACCTGAGCTTCTCCAAATACCCCATTAGGTATATACAATTTACCCTCATCAGCTTTGTCTTTTGGTAAAAGAGAAGTAGCTCGGTTTAGTAATATCCGAGCTCTCCATAATTTATTAAGGGGCCCAGTAAGAACTCCAGCAGTATCTTGGGTAAGATCATTATACTTTTTAACAATCTTACCAGCTGCTTGGTTTAATATTCTTGCCATAATTGAATGTATTTTAATTTATGCCCAATAATGTACCACCAGTATAATCATTAGAAGTTCCAGGAGTCCAAGTACCTACTGACTCACCGTCTACTGTAATACCAATATTTGATTCTTTGAAACCATCCCTGATTGCTACCTTAACTGCATCAATAAAAGCCTGTTGATTACGAGCCTGAATAGCAGCTTCGGGGAGTCTTCGAGATTCCTCAAGAGCTCTAGTATTACTATCCAAAGAATCTGAGTTTTTATCTAATAGGCTAGTTAATAAAGGAACTCCAATGGTAAATGCCCATCCCCATCCAGGAAGTATTTTACCCAATGTACTCACGGCAGTTAAAGCTGTACCTACACCCTTAATAACTCCCTTACTTAAACCCTTACTAATAGCCCATCGGGCAAATTTAGAAGTACCTCCTGCAAGTAAGCTACCGCCTCCTGCCATTCTAGATCCAGCTCCTGAACCATTGCCTCCACTAATATTACCTGCCATAGGATCAAAGGGATAGAAAATAGTTTTAGGAACCTTAGCATATCTACCAGTTTTTGTCCAGATCCATTGACCTGCACTATTCCGTGATAAACCTGCCATTTGCATTTGTAAGATAAGTATATTCCTCATGATATTACCTATTCTTACTAAGTGCATTTCCATAATGGCAAACTGTTGGTTAGTTCTAGAAGTAGCCCCAGTCATACCATTAGCTACAGTATTAGCTGCTGCATGGAAAGTTCTGATCATCCTGAGGGTCATAGCTATAGTACGATAGCCATTAACTATAACAGTAACAGCAGCTCCTACAGCCATAGTCTGAATAAGGAATTTGCCCATGCCTCCTAAGCTAGCTAATTTATCTGCTAGTTTAGTTAAGAATCTCAAGCTATCAACAATAGGATTAAATAGAGGAGCTAACTTGTTACCCACCGTAACTACTAAGTTTTCAAAAGCAGAATTCATCCGGTCTATCTTACCAGCCATGGTATTAAGCCTTTCTTCATTCTTCTGATCTACGATGCCCTGATTCTTATCGTAGAGCCCCATGATAAGATTCATCTTATCCCTACCGGAAGCCATATCGTTAAGAATAGGTATAATACCTCGCATACCTCGAACTCCGAAGATATTATAGAAAGCCTGGGTTCTACCCATTGCAGTCATCTGCTTATAAGAATCAAGGAACTGTTGGAAAGCATTATACAAACCCTTAAAACCACCTTGAGCATCATAGAAATCCTCAGAAGTTAATCCCAGTTCTTTTAACCAAGAGGAACCCAATTTTTTCTGTTCTGATAATGATAACTGTAGGTTACGAACCATGTTACCCAATGAGGTACCAGCCATGGATCCTTGAATACCCATATCACCCAGTACACCAGTAGCAGCAGCTAATTCTCTCATACTAACACCAGCAGCTTTCATATCTGCTCCTGAATATCGGATAGTAGCTGCTAAGTCTTCCAAGCTTATATTAGCATTCGTAGTAGCTGTATACAAATCGTCAGATACTTTAGCAGCATCTCCCATTGAGATTTGGAACATAGACATGATATTAGTCATCATATCAGCTACTCCACCTTTCCCACCTGGATCTACATTTAGAATGGAGGCTAGTTTAGCTACTGGAGGTATCATCTTCTCTATCGCATCAGCCTTATTACCAGCCATAGCTAAATAACGAGCAGCTGAAGAAACCTGCATAGCCGTCAAAGGGGTTTCTTCATTCACCTGCTTGGCTACTTGCAATAACCTATTTTGTTCAGCTTGAGTAGCTCCAGCAATTTTAGAAGCCATCCAAATCTCATTCTGAACTCCAGCAGAATATTCATAGGCTCTATACATGCTCTTGAGCACCTGAGCTCCGTAATCCGCTAAAGATGAACCTGACATCTGAATACCTCTAGACCAGGTACTCATATCGTTCATCATCGTCTTAAACGAATTAGAGATCCTTCCAGACTCTTTAGAGAATTGGTCCCTTAGCACCATTGCTATACCAACCTCAACTATATTTTTACCTGAATTGAACATATTATTTGCCTTTGGATTTTTTCTCTATAAGTTTAAAATAAGCTTCGGCATTCTCTAAGAATCTTTTCCTTACCCTATACGGGAGAACTAAAAAGCTGAGATAATCCATTCTTATCTCAGCTCTACTTATATAAGCAAAATCGCCCTCTAAGTCTATTCTCCCGTCAGGAAGAAAAAATCTGGAGCTCCGAATATAAAGTATTTCGCAGTTTGACCGGTTTTCGGATTTTCGATTTCAGTATTACCCTGGAAGATTGGGTCTATAGCAAATACCTCTCTTCTGATTTCCTGCATATCCCTTGGAGAGAACAAAGAGAAATTAAGTACTTTCTCATATTTATCATCTACTTTCAATCGAAGATTTCGATGAATAAGAGGAGTATTTCTAGTTTGTTCTACTTGAATAGATTCCTTTTCACTTTCTCCAGTCATGCAATCGAATAATAACTCTTTGCCTGAAGAAGTAAAGATCTGATGATCTCTTAATTTCTTACCCATCGGATAGTAGGGGATGGCTTCAGGTTTTTTCTCAACTTCTTCTTCGGAGGGGGATACTGAGTAATCATCGAACAGAAGTTCATGAAGATCTTGGCCATACATTACCTTACCCCCAAATTCTTTACCCCAATCGAATTCAAAAGAAACTTCTTCTCCCAAAGAGAATATACGGGATTGAATAATAATGGCATACCTATCATTAACAGGAAGAGCAAGTGCATCTTCAATGCTTAGTTTTCCCTTAGCAGTAAAATCAGTTTTTACTACGATTGCCGAAATAAACTTGGTAAGGTTCATTAAAGTTCTAGCATCTACGGGATTACTAAGAATGTCTTCATCTGCTCCGTTTTGTTCCCTGATTTCATAGAAATAACCAGAAGGAGCTACAAATCGAAAGGTTCTAAATTCCATAATGTTTTTGTTTATTTGGTTATACTTAAAATTATAGTTATGTTAAGGTTTAACAACAAGAAAGGGGTGAAGATACCCATAAGGAATCCCACCCCTCCCACCTAAAATCTTAGCAAAGAAAAATGACTAAGGATTAGTACTTATCGGCTGTACCAACAGAGAATTCGATTGATTCAATTGAGTTTTCTGAAGCCATTCTGTCAAGTTCTTG